GAATTGATCGTACCATTCACTAATATACAAATAAGGATACGAATGGTCAAGAAGTTTTTGGATAAAGTAATAACAAGTTAGTGGTGTTATTCCATTTTTCTTCATTCTACCACCGACGACGGTTGAGAAGAATGGAATATCATCAAACCAATTTAGAACCGCAAACACAGAGTCATCGAAGTAATAAATCTCGTGGTTGAACGAAAGACAAGTTCTGATATAATCTTCTTGAAAGTTTGGGTATAGATGTTTTGTGTCTTCAAATATCTCTTCCCAATTACCTTCGTTTGATACCTTCAACTTTCTAACTTCATACCGACGAGTCCTTGATAACTCATCTATCTTTACACGAGAAGAACGGGATTGATACCACTCTCCATTTTTTGTTGGAAGCCATCCTGTTTCAAAAAGTTCTTTGTGGGTTTCGTCTTCGGGTGTTCCGAATACTTCACAAAGGTCTACACCTGTTTCATTGTCATACTTTCCGTTTAGATGGCTTATCCGTATTTTCATTTAGTTTCTCATCATACTCTTTTGACCTTTTTTCGTTTGACTCACCAGCTTCTAAATCCGTGTGGTCATACTGCATATTATCCGTTTCAGGAGTTACCCATCTTGGATTTCTTTCAGCAGTCCAAAGAGTGTTATTATACATTCTGTTTATTACCACGTCTTCTTTTGTTGTGAATGAAGGGTCGTGGAGTAAAAGACGATTGTTTGGTTGTATCGCAAAGTTTCCGTTGTCCATTGCGATAACGTGTCCACACTTATGTTGAGAAGGATATTCAGAGAATAGATAGTCTGTATCACCTGAATCTGTTGAGGCACCCCAATCTAATGTGAACAAGTATCTTCCCTTGTATTTTTCTCTCCTACGGGAAATGAATGTCATATTCCTATTCTTGAGATAAGGGAATTGAGTTGCAGAAACGTGATATGAGAATGAGTCCCATAAGACTAACTCATCAAGTGGTTGTTCTATTGCATCTTCTTTCCAAGAGAAAGCGTGTATTGGCATCCTCCACCAAAGTCCACCGTCTTGCATAACAAAGTGAAAGAGTGGGGCTTGTGCTGGAATTGATGCCATTCCAAAAATGATACAAGGGAACTTCTTATCGTGTGAGTCCCGTTGGTCTCGTAAGAAATTCCCACGTACAAACGCGTCTATTGGTGGGATTGGTATATTTAGGTAGGACATAACTACTCCTGTTATGAAAAAGGGAACCGAAGTTCCCTTTCTTTATTTCTTATATTCTAATATCAGATTATACTACCGTATCTCTTATATGCACGACGTACCATAGCTTCTACCGACTTTTGATCTCTAAAAACTTTAGTAAAGTAACTCTTATCCAGAGTGAGTTCGCCAAGTTCATCTTGCATTGCATCAACGAAATCACTGGATAACTTGTTTGAGATCGGTTTTGGTAGTCCACCATAACTTGGGAAATCAAATTCAGTTGGTAACTTTGTTTTCCATTTAGTCCAAATAGCAGCAGCAAGCTTCTTTATAAACTCCACGTCTTTAGCAGTCGGTGTAGCTTCATTGATATTTTCACCAACATTCTTCTTGAATGTTTCTTGAATCTTTCTGCCTTCTTGTATTAGGTCTTTCATCTTCTACTCCAAAAAAAAATACTTTGGTTATATGATATAAATATAGACCAACATTAGAACCCTTCTAATTCCTTGAACTTCTGTGAAAGAGCTTTCTTTACCATCGTTTCACCCTTCATAGAATCGGAAACAGATTTACCGATGTCAGAGTTAGGTTCAAAGATTTCAATATGTCCCGTCATTGTATTTATCTTACTTGGGAATGTCATACCATCAGGGCCGAATCGGTTCTTGATAATGTGCCATCTTCCTGTTCCACCAATCTTGTCATTCAACTTACGAGAGAGGGACATGACAAAATCCGCAATCATAATTTTATTGTAAGATTCTGATACCTTGTTTCCTTCAATTACTTCATCGTCGGTGGAACTTCTTGACGATTGAGATGCAGTCCAAATTGGAATATCATACTCACCGGCAATACCACGTAGGTCTTCATAGATGTCATTCAATTCCAATCTTTTATCACTAGCTTTCGCGGGACGGATAAGATCGGCATAATCAAGAACAATCATATCTGGTTTTTGTCCCTGATCTATACATTTTTGAATATGAGAGGTCAGAGTCGTTATTGATGCGGTTCGTGTTGGGTAATACTTGATAATGAGATTACCTTCAAGTCCTTCCATCACTTCTTGGATTCTCTCGCGAGAATGTTCTTCTCCGAGATTCTGAAATGGTATCTTTGTGAGATACGCATCAATACGTCTACCAACATAATAAGCATTCAATTCAAGAGTATAGTAAATAACGGTTTTTCCCTGTTTTACGGCATTTGCAGCGAGGTTGATAAGACCCCAACTCTTACCACCACCGGCAGGAGCAACGACCACGCCTAGCTCTCCGTTCGCGAGACCTCCTGACATTATATCATTGATTACATCCCAATTAGTTGCAACACAGGTTCTTGCACCTTCACTATATCTCTCTTCAATGTGAAGTTTGAAAATGTGTCCTATGTCTTTGTCACTACCGGCTTTCAATGCAGAATCAACGGTTTTTTTGATTTGGTCAAACTTTCCAGATTTCAACAAATCAACGCTCGTAAGAATTGCTTGCTTCATACGTTGATTTTTGGAGAACTCAATGACTTCATTCTTCACATATTCCAAGTCGGGAGAGTTTTGTAGTTTGTATGACTCTTTTAGATTATCTACAATTCCAGCACGAAGTAGTTTATCTTCAACTGGGATGAGAAGGGATTTGAAAACTTCTGCCGTTGGTGATGATTTGAATTTACGATGATAATCTAAAATCTTCTCTACTATCCAATTATTGTATTGAGATTCAAAGTAGCCAGGTTCTAATAAATCACTGACTTGTCCCAAGAACGCCTTATCACTGATAAGACATGAAATAACTTTTGTTTGAAACGTATGTCCGTATTCCGAAAGTGTATCTTGCATTTGTTATAGTTCGTATATGTTGGTTTAGTTATGACTACAATATACGAAAGTGAATTGAATTTACCAAATCAAAGTTCGTGTTCCCATTTCAAAAAATTTCCACGAATACCTTTTTTGTATTCCCGACCTGAAAGATGTGCCGATATACATGATGGGAAAGTGTCTAACGTCTCTGTCCATTCACGAATTGATTTACGTTGGCCAACATACTGACCCGAAACACAAATAACATATCCTTTGAATCTTGAATTTTTTTCTCCCGTATGTAATTCACGCAATTTTTGTCTTCCCTCATCAGAGAATTGAATTTGACGTTTCACACCAATTCTTTTTGACGTGCGTTCTTCTGAATGTTTCACTCCTCGAAGGGACTCTGCTATTTTTTTACGAGTTTCCGGATTGTGTTTCTTCCCATAGAAGTGATGTTTTTCACCAAGTTGAGCAAGCTTCATCTTTTGTATGCTTTCTTCGGAGTGTTTCTTTCCTTTACGGGATTGAGTCAATTTTTCTTTGTGTTCTGGACTAAGCTTCTTTCCAAAATTATAGTGGTTTGCACCCCTTGCTGAAAACCCTACACTTCTATTGTGCATATTGTAGAAATTGGGATTATTACCTGCATCATAATAATTCAACCAATACTCTTCCCTCTCCATAAGTTGTTCAAACGAAGAACACTCTTCAAGTATTTCTTTCTTGAAGTTTTCCTTCCCATACTTATTGATTGCATTTTTTATAGAAATACCCGAACCGAGATAGTTTGGATTGTTGTGGCTGTCTCTGCCAATGTATTGTTTACCATTGACCAAATTGGTGGTCTTATAGATGACCATAACGTTCTCCTATTCATTTGATATGTAGCTGTTTCTCTACTAATAAATATCAAATTGAAAAAGAAAAGCCGTGGATTCGGAGCGATTGTGTAGGAGTCGAGAAACAAACTACGAATCAAATGAATTCCACGGCCTTGTGTTTATAACTATCTATTCCATAGTTTTAGTTCTATACGAATCCAACGATTTGAAGTTTGTGGATAACCAATCATCCCAACCATTCATTACGGCACGGAGTTTATCTTGTAAACACAATGTATCAAGTTGAATCTTATTCATACTAGAAATTTCACCATCAACCATATTTCGTATGTTTGATTTTGTTGATGCGGGTATATCTACATCCAATAACTGCATCAACTCATAGTTTCGTTTCAATTGTGGAATAGATTGTTTCAATTCCAACATTGCTTTTGCCTTACCATCATATGATTCACAGATTTGTATAAACTCATCCAATCCAATCTTTTTTCGTTCACCAAGTTCAGGAAAATGTTTCAGAATTGTCTTTTCACCCATACCCTTTATTCCTGGAATAGAGTCGGAGTTATCACCAAGTAATGCCTTGAAGATTGTAAAGTTTTCAGACCACACGGAATATTGTTCCAACAGATTCTCTTGATTGAACATTTTTTTCTGATAAGGGTAGAGTTCGAACGGAACTAAACCTTTATC